AGGTCCTAAAGGTTTATCTATTAAACCACCTTTTTTCTTTTCATTTTTTCTTCTTGTTAATTCATCTAAAGCTATTTCTCTAATCGCTTCATCTGAATTATTTATTATAGATTCTAAATTATTTGTGGTGTATTGATTTATGTTTTTTTTAAACTCACTTGGTTTCATATCACCATAATCACCTACTTTAACTGTTTTTGTCATTATGATCCTGGGTAATAAGCTTTTGGTGTAATGTATGTGCTAGATGCAGATCCATCTTCTGCTAACGCTCTAGCAAATTCATCTTCATAGTACAACTTCATAGGTTGAACCATTTGTGGTTGATACTTTTGTGCTAAATAAAATGCTAAACCAGATACCATACA